CTCATTCTATTTTGTGTATCACAATTTTTTTTAGATAGACCTAAATTTTTTCTAAATGATAACCTTAGTTCGTGTCTATCATTATCATAATCACTGGTACTTGGAATACGATAATCATGTTCGGTTTCAACTTTGGTAATAGATGCTTCCATGCTTCCGTAGACACATTGTCCTCCATCGTTTTGAAGATATTCATTTCTAGGGTAAGCAGGTTTAATAAAAAAAACCATTAGGCACATAGATAATATTAATATTGCTGTAAATCTGTAATCCATTATCATCTACCATAAATCCTTAATTTTTTAATTGTTTAATAAATCTCTAGCTACATCTTTAATATCATAGCCCTGTTCTCGTACAGTATTGGCAAGTACATTATAGAGATTCTCTGCCATCTGCCATGTAGCTTCTGCTGATGCAAGTCTAGTTTTTACATCTGCCATTTTTTCTTGTTCGTAAGCTAAATCTCTACGCAAATCTTTTATTTGAACTTCTTGTATTTTTACTATTTCTGCTTGATTAGCATTTATAGTATCTGTAAGATTAACTATATATTTTATACCAGTAAAAGTTCCAAAAAGAATTGATGCTATAACTGGTACTAAGACAAAATTTTTTTTTAATAAATCTAATATGTTCATTATAAAGCCTCACTACAAGAAAAAGATATTCCATAAACACTTACTTTATTAGTATTCCAATTTGTTAAATTTTTATCTAATCTCATTAATGTTGTTGTGTTTGAATAAACTACTGTTGTATTATCATTAATAGCTTCTATTCCTGTTCTTAATTCTGGTTCTATTTTAACATCAGCTTGTCCACTACCATTTGCACTTGCATTAGCACTTACCATATAAAGATAACTATTTATTTGAATATAATCTCCAGCTAAAAAAACATTTGCTCTACTATTGGTAAAACCATCTAAAGCAATTTGATTACCAGTTTGTGACGCACCATTAACTAAAACTGTTCCTGTTGCTGTTCCTTGAATAGTTTTTCTATCTTGATCGCCTAATTTAAAAGTTCCTCTACGACCTCTTAATGACATAAGAAAAGATAACCATATTGCCGCCTTATCTTTTTTCATAGGTGGTAATGTAAAAATAGCTTTCCATTGTTCTCCCTCATGCTGAAAAACTTGTTCTTGTTTTGTAAAAGGAGATATTGATACTGCTATTGTTCTGGTTAATCCAAAATTTTGTGTAGTAATTCCTGTTGCAGTAGGAAGTGTTAAAGGATATGATGGTGTGAATACTGCCATAATTATGCTCCGAATGATTTGCTAAATTTTCCACCTCTTTGCTTTGCTTCAGCAACTGCGGATAATGTTGATTGTTGAATTGATGGTAACATATTCATAACTTCTGCTCTTACAGTATTGGTAATACCAACAGCAAAGTTTAAATTTTGTGTAATAGAAACTCCACCACCGCCACTCATAGCTGATTTGGTATTTGCACCATTAACAATTTTACCTGCACTACTAGGTACAAATAACTCTGGACCTCTTTCTCCAACTAAAGTTGGTGATCCTTGTTGTACTGTTCCACCACCTGCTTTTCCCTCTTTATTACCTTTAAATACAGATCCAATTATATCTTTAAAAATATTACCACCACTTGATTTTGATGCTTTCATTCTTTCTTCTATTTTTCTTTGTATCTCATCTAATACCATTACTTTGAATATCATTTTTTGTAATGCTACTACCATTTCTTGAAGAATTTCTGTAAAATTTAATGTTGCTAATTTTCCTCTAAACATAGCATCTGATATTTTATCTCCAACACCTGCAAATATACTTCCTGTACCCTCTGCAATTTTATTTAATTTTTCTTGTATTTCAATTTGAGTTTGAAGTGCTTCATTTCTTTCTAGGATTCCTTTAGTGGCTTCTTTTATTTGTATTTGTATTTCATCTTCTGATAATTTACCATCACTAGCAAGTTTTTTTCTTAATTTATCTTCAATTTTTCTTATATCATTTATATTTTTTAATTCTGCGGCTGTTTTTCCTAAATCTTCTAATTGTCTATTAGTATCTCTTTCATGATCTCTTGAAAATTTTTCTTGTAAATCACGCAACATGTGTTCTTCTTTAACTTTTTCAGAAGTTATTGCAGATCGTCTATTTGCATCTCTATTTTCTTTATCAATTAAATTATCTAATTGTACTTTATGTTCAGCAATTAATTTTTGTAATTCAGCATATCTTTTTTGATCAGCAGTTTGAATGTTCACTTGCATTGAACTACTCGTGTCATCTTCATTATTAAGAGTTGCCATTTCGGCTTTCATCTCTTTAAGTTCATCAGTAACTTGTCTTAATGTTGTTAATTTACTAGCTTTTAAATCAACATCTCCAAATGCTTTACCTAAAAAGTTAATTGAAGCTGTTAAACCATCAACTATTGCAACACCAAACTTACTTCTTTCAAAAAATATATCAAGATTTTCTCTTAATGAATCTACTGCACCAGCTAAACCAGTTGCGGCTTTAACACCAGCACCACCTACTTGTTGATCTAACGCATCTAAAATAATTCTTTGTGCTTCTGCTTTTTTTCCAGTCATAGTAAGCACTTTAATCATTTCTTTTTGTGCATCAGTAAATGAAACACCTACTCGTCTTAATGCACCTAAACCAACAATTGGATCTTCAAGTGCTTTACCTAATTGAGTAGCACCCATTTTTAAATCTCCAAAACCTACTTCTGCTAAATCTTGTGCTAATCTTAATGCGTCTTTAAAAGTTTCTCCAGTTATAGATTTAAAAGTTAGCATTATACCTGCCGCATCTCTAACTTTTGAAGTTGATGCTAAAGTTGCAATACCTATTTCTGTAGATAAATTTTCTATTTCAGCTAAACTTAATCCTGCCGCACCACCTGTTGCTTTTAAAATTCCCTCTAATTTAAGCATCTGTGTTTGAACAGAAGTAACATTCTTAATTAATTTAGTAAGTGCAAATCCAAGTGCAACTAATGCGCCTGTTGCAAATAGTGATTTTACACTAACTCTACCCATTATTGCACCAATGGCATTTAAACGACCTGCTACTGGACCTAATGGACCTTGTACTGCCGCAATAGAACCTGCAACATCTCTCATTTTAGATTGTAATTTAGATGCACCTTTTGCAGTTTTAATACTAGATTTATCTACTTTTTTAAGACTAGTAGATGCTTTGTCTATATTAGACTTAAACTTCTGTGCGTTTGCAATAAGTTCTACTCTGATAGTTGCTAAATTTGCTGCCATAATATTAATCTGGGAATTGTCTCATTAAATTTTCCATTTCGTTTGAACTTAATGGATTATTATTGTTATTACTTTTGCCATTCTTTAAATGATAACCATTCAAAGCTGACATAAATTCTGTTATTGATAAATCCCAAAATACCTTTGGGGAGAACCTTAATACACCAAGACCTATTTCTAGGTATTGCTGGATTGGGTATTTTGTTGCTCGTTCTCCCCCTGTACTAAAGGGGAATCTTCTTGTGTTTTTTCGCCTGTAAATACTGTCATAAGTATTTCAGAACATACAACAGCAACTTTTAATAAACCATCTTTCATAACCATATCGCCAACTGCTGAATGTATAAACTTGCCACCAGCACCAGCTAATGCTTCGTGCATAATAATAACTATGTCTTTCATAGAATAGTTATTTGAACTCATACTATTAGTTATATCCAAAATTGATTTACCAGTTCTGCTTTCTATATTAACTATACCCTCAAAGGTAAGTCGGAAAGTTCTTTCTTTATCTCCCAACTTACCTGTGATTTCGCCTTTATACTGATTTGCCATCGGTGTCCTTTTCTATTAATTGTTCAGTTAATGTTTTTTCTTTTGGTTCAGATTTTTTTAGTTTTTTCAAAGTCTTATTTGATTTAACTATATCGCTTGTATCTTTATCTTCACAAGTAATTTCTGTTCTGTTTTCATAAACTTGAACCTTTTGAACAACTAATTCACTCAGACCGATAGTGATATGGTCGTAAGGTTTAATAGGAATATCCTTTCTTGTTTCGACAGTAACTACACCCTTTCTCGTAACCTTGTAGAAACCATTATAGGACTCGCCTTGAAATTTTATTTCTATCACTTTAAACCCATCTGTATGTTCCATATCATTTTCCTTATTAGTTATTAAGCATTCGTATAAGTCATTGTACCATTTGATTCAAGAGTAATAGAAAAAGTTTCTTCTCCATTATATTCTCCTGCTCTTTCGTATGATGTAATTATAAATGCACCTTTAACATTTGAACCATCTCCAAATACTAAATCGTAATTTAATGAGTCACCAGTGAATGCCGCACCTCTTATATTATTTTCTCCAGCAGAGTCTGTAAATACTCCACTTGCAGATAAAGACATACTTCTAATTCCCATATTTGATCCTAATGCTCTACCAATATCGTTTCCTGATTGTCCATCAAATGTTGCTGAATCTTTTGCTGTTATATCAACTGTTTCTCCATTAATAGACATTGATGTACTTCTTAGTCCACCAATAACTACTGCTGTTCCACCACTATTTTCTTTTAGTAAAAATGCTGAACCTTTTTGTGCCGCCATGTTGTTTCTCCTTGTTTATTTTTTATTAATTATTTTTTAATTTGTCAATACAAAAACTCTAAATCTTTGTACTCCATGTGTTGTTAAGCCATCATTTTCTTTTATTATATCAGAGAACTCAAATCTCATATTATTAAATGCACCTGATACTGATAAACTTGATTCGTGTAATACGTCATAGACTAATGACATAATTTCTTTTATTTCCTTACTACCTCTATATCTTGAGAAAGTATGAACAATAAGGGTAAAATCACTCCCTTTTTTGTCTTTGGTTCCATCATCTACCATAGTTTGATCGCCAACTTTGACGTATGGGAATGCTGTTCCCTCTGGAACAAAATCGTAAATATTGTTTCCTCCTAATTTTGTAGTAAGAGGACTACTTGCTAATAAAGCATTATATACTGCTGTTTGTAAAGTAACTGCAAAATCTGTCATTTAGTATATTCCTCTATTTTATTTTTAACTCTTTTTAACACAGCATTTATAATTGGTTTTTTACTTTTTTCAAAAGCTGGCAACATGAATGGTCTTGGTTCCATTTTACTTGTACCATATTCTAAAAAGGCAGAATAATCTGCATTACTTTCTACATTTGTAATGTTTTTACTTTTTTGTTTAACAATTATTTTACTAACTAAATTTCCTGTA